AACCTCTCCACGGCTTTGGTTAATGCCGTCTGTTGCCGCACTGAAATGCCCTTCTTCGCTTATGCTGCCATTCGCTGTTTGTGCACCAGAGAAAGTAGCTGTAAACGACCCAGACTCTGCTACGGCGCTAACAAAATCAACCTGCCCCGTAATCGCATCATTAAAGTTTATTTCTTCGGACGTAACAGCAAACGCTGTTTGTAATCCTGAAACGGTAGCATCAAACTGTGCGTCTTCGTCAACCTGCCCATCAAATACAATCTGCGGGGCTACTATTTCACTAAACCTTACAGACTCCGCACTGTCGGCAAAAACAAATCTCTCATCTTCGACAACGGCGTTAGCGTTTACCGCTTCACTAATTGCCCCTACAGCGGTCTGCGCTCCAGATACAGCATCATTAAACTGCACATCTTCATCGATGTTTACTGGGAGTAAAACAGCCGCAACTTCTGTAGATGAAACATTTATTGCCTCATCAATACTGACAAATAGATTTAGCCCGCCGACTACAGGTAACGCGGAAAAAGGCGCTTCTGAAAGAGCTGAAAACCCAAACATGCGCCTTTACCTTTTACGCAGCAGTTAGCTGTGCCTCTTCAAACCAACGCGATTGCACCGAACCGTTAGCATCAGTCCACGAAATCAAATAATAAAAATTACCGTCTTCATCCATACGTAGGGCTTCAACCGGCCCCTGCGGAACAGCGACAGCTAGTTTTACGGTGTCGCCTTTTTTAAACATAGTAGCCATAACTGCTCCTTAATTAAACAGCGTCAGCCGAGAAGGTGTAAGTGACGTTCAACGTATCGCCGTTAGCCACGATCTTGTCGCCGCCGGTAAAGTCACCTTCTGAGAACAGAATGCCCGACGTACCAGATGCAACTGTCGCCAAGAACGCACCAGCAACCGTCGTTGTGTTGTTGATGTTAAACACAGCAGGGCTTGCCGAGTTATCGATCACAGATGGGTCAGCCAAAGTAGCATTACCAAACGTCACAGATTTACGGTTGCCGGAGTAGTTAGTATCTTCAGTCCAACCAGCATGAGAGGCTAACGTGTCACCTGCGTTATACGTAGTGCTTGAGCCGGGGCCAGTAATTAGACCAAGATACCAAGCGGCGGTATAGCCAGAAGCCTTAAAGTACTTAGTGTTCAAGTCTTGCAAACCTTCGTTGACGACGAGGTTGTGGAACTCATCCTCCCACTTCTTCTGACCGTCAGGGCCGAAACACTCGACCTTAAACACACCACCAAACTTGACGCGCCCATCGCTAGTCGTGAGTGCGCCCACGCCAGCCTGAACACTTTCACCCATTTGCGATTTTGCGATAGGCATGATAACTCCTTAAGGAAAACGAATTAAAGCCGTCGTAGCCGTGTTAGCTGGCATAGTGACGGTGTTGTTGGTTGAAGTAAACGTCTTATCTGAACCGAAGTCCAGCACTGCTACGGTCTTGTTACTACGAGTGGTGTTGTAGATCAAAGCACCACGAGCCTCAAAATTAGCACCGGGCCATGACACATTGTTAAAGTCTACGTACACCGTACCAGCGTTAGGGCCGGTAGTCTCTGTGCTAATAGTCACGCCCGTCATGGTCACGCCGCCCGCCGTATAACCTGTGCCGGTCACTTCATTCGCCGTTGTGTACACAGTGGTTAATTGCCCAATATCAGCAAACGCCGTATACAACGCCATCTTTAGCGTGTCGGTCGCCAAGTTCTGCCCTGCTTGGAGCATCTCTTGTTTGAAACTGTTTGTCAGTCCTTGCTGAATCATGGGTTGACCTTAATCTTTGCCTGACCGTCGCGGTACGCATCGCCACGCTCCAGACCTGTGCCCAGACGGTTGAGCTGACTAAGCGCCTCTTGGTACTTTTTCTCGTACAGAGCAATCAAGTCCTGCTCGCCCTTTAAGAAGGTGTAGCCCTCAACCAAAGTACCGTATAGCAATACTGGCGAGTAGTTGTCGCCCAGCCATGAAGTGCCAGTAAGATTAGTTACTGACATTACTAGGACAGAAAATCCTGACCCGCCCGACAAACTTGCGGACAAGGCATCGCCCCCAGAATAAGAGGAACCGGGTTCTGTTATCGTTACGGAAGTAACTGCTCCCCCGGTCACTTCAATAGTTGCAACAGCGCCGGAGCCCGTCCCGCCCGTTAACGGTACATTATAAAAAACTCCGTTTTGGTACCCAGAACCGCCTTGAAGAGTCGGTAAATCAAGTGCGCTAACGCCCCCTTGGATAATTGACTCGGGGTAATAGTAGTAATGCAATTCAACATTGTATGCGTCGTCAGGGGTTGGGCCAAGGATAAAGCTAAGCTCGTTTGTAATTATTGAAGAGGGAACGCTAGGTATAACAGTCGGGCCAAACAACGCGTAGTACTTAGGCAGTCCTTCAGTATTCGGGTTTGGATACGCCGCCCGGATAAAGTTTACATCTTTGTTCAGTAGGTACTCGTAGTTACCGTCGCCATCAATCACTGCTATCGAGAAGACCGATAGAAAGTCAGATGGGCATGACAAGTATTTATTACTACCGGTGGTTATACCCGTTACGTTCTTGCGGAGTGCAGGAATCTGTACTGAGTTGTAAATGCGCTCTTCAGCCTGTTGAATGAACAGGTTTATCTGGCTTGCGCCATCAGACGTAACAACTCCTGTCCCTCCTGAACTTGTCCAAGTATTCGTTGGAAAGTCGTTCTGAAGGTAATTTTTGACCGCAATGAACAGCTCGTTATAGTTCACGGCTCACCTCAACCCATTGGGCCTCGTGCCATCACGCCTTTAGTAGCAGCACCGGTACCGCGAATCTTGATGCCGGTCGTCTTGGCTTCTTTGTAGTTACCCTTAGAGATACCTGCGACCGATGGGTTCATCTCGGTCATAACTTTAGCGCCCGCCGTGTATGGCAGATCAGCCTTAACTTTTTTACCGTCCATAGTATGTGGCTCCGCGTAAACAGCAGCTTGGCCTACTTCTTTGCCACCCTGCTTTTGTGAGTATTTAGCCATTATCAGCCCGATTTTTGGTTTGCAACCCGTGCCAGATTACGGCCCATCGCCTTCATCTGTTCAGAGGTCACACCACCCTTTGCCATCTTCTTGGCTCCGTGCATACGCTTCTCGTGGCCTTTGACTGCCTGCTCAGCGACGCGCTTCATTGATGCTTTCTTATCCATGATTACTCCTACGAGATTGTTACACTACCTATTTGGGACGGCGACGTTAAGTTGTTTGGCGTCAATCCCGCATCGCTTCCACTTGCCCCACCTACCGGAGCCCAGCCCCACTGAATTACCCGGCTACCGCCTGACGGGTCACCGAAGTCCGTATTCAACGTCAACTGCAACCCGGTATAGCCAGCTTGTCTATAACTCACATCCGGTCTTGGCTCTCTCACCGCCTGCGGGTCTTGCACCGGATACATACCTAACTGCAACTGCGGCTGATCTGGTTCCCAGCATGTCGGGCACACCTTGATCGTAACCTGCTTGGTCTTAATAACCAACTTCTTCAAGACCTTCAGCTTAAACCTGAACCCGCAGCGGTCACATTCCGCAATCGAGTTCTTACCGCTGGAAAACCTGTTTCCCATAGTTAAGAGATGAAATACTCACGTGGCACAAAGCGATCCGCAGCCTTCTCGCGATCTTCGCTCGACGCCAACTCCCAAGCCTCGTCGTACTGCGTCTTGAGAATATTCAATCTGTCTAACGACACGCCATCCTTCTTCATTGCCAACATGTACGCCAGCCCCGCCACCAAGCAGTTCTGGAAGCGAAACGGGATGTCGATTACGTTCGTGCCGTCGCCAGCATCGTAAATACGCTTCAAGCGCCAGTAATAGAATATGTAATACGGCTGCTGAGTCGTACCCTGATCCGGCGCAGGCCACACATTTATCTGCGGGTTTTTCGGTGTAGCTGCGTTAGACCCAACCTTTTGCCCCGACTGCCGGTTAATCCAGACCTGAATCGGGCGACCTTGCGCCAGTTTATTCGGGATGGTCGAGTAGGTCGAGACCGAGATACGGGTAATATTCAAATCCGTCTGATTAGGGCCTTGTCCGGAATCAGTGCGAATAACATGTTCAATAAGATCAACGGTATCATTAGGTAGATCATACGTAGTTACCCCTTGAGCCAAGTTGATCGAGCCCTGCTCAATCGTCCACAGGTTGATACCCCGGTTCGCCCACTCCCCGATTAGGAAGTTCAGCGACCGACGTGCAGTACGGAAGTCGTAGCCCGTACGCAGCTCCAAGCCACAACGCTCAAACGCCTCTTCGAATATCTCGTTGAGGTCAGGGTTGAACGCCGTTGTGTTGGTTGTAAAAGCCATTATCTAAACCTCGCGGTCTTCTGGGCTATGCGTTTTGGTTGCGCGACGAACTGCTTGCCACTCTTCTTCCCCGCCCTCTTCGCCTTCGTTGTCGCTGCGTACTCGGCTGGACTTAAAGCTTTGATAGCGCCTTCTGGCAGGTACCTTTCGCCAGTCTTCGACGATGGCTTGCCACTCTTTGTGCGCCATTTTTGCTCCGTCCAAGCCTTCAGGCTCTGTTGTGGGGCTTTCATCTCACTTCATCTTCTTTAGCGTCTGGGCCAGTCTTGCTCTCTGGCCTAGCTTGCCGGGTTTCTTTGCTGCCGCTGCGAGCTTCTTGGCTGGGATTGGCTTGCCTTCTTTTGCGCCAAGCTGAGCACGCAACGCGCCGGGTTTCTTGATCGCGTTCTGTATCCATTTTTCAGCCATCTCACACCATCCTTCCACGGGTCTTACCGCGCTGGGCTATGCCGTCTGCACGGGCTGATGCTGACTTTACAGCACCGCCTTTTTTGTACACCTTCTGCGGGTTCATCTCGCGGAGCAGACTACCTGCGCCGCTTTCACCCCTACCACCACGAGCCTGCGCCGTAGGGCGTCGCTCAACTTCGTCAACCGCAGGGTACTCCGTTACCTTAACACCGCCAACCATCTTTGTGACTGCGCCCTTTTCCGCTTGGTCTCGGGCCGTCTTACGCTCGTCGTACAACGGGTCGGCTTTACGAGCCTTACGTTCCTCTTCCGCTGCAAGCTTGGCTTTACGTTCTGCTACAGCCGCAGCAGTTCGTTGTCGGCCTTCGTCCATTTGTCGGGTAAGATCACGAATCAAAAACTCTTTATCGAGCTTAGACTCGGTTTCAGCAAAAGCTTTCTCTGAACGAGTTTGCTCCGCCTTATCCGCTGGCGTACGCTTACCCACGATACCCGCCACCTTTTTCCTTGTACTTCTTTGCCAGCAACTGAGCCTTACGTGCTGACCATTGGCCTGCCGCCGTGCCCTGCACCGCTTGCGCCTTGATGCTTTCAAACATCGACTTGCGCATGCCCGGCTTGGTGTAGTTGCCAGCTTCGTTCACGCGAGACTTGACCTTGCCGCCTTCTTTGTACTGCGTAAAGTCGGTGTCATCCCGTCGGGCCTTCTTCTTGGCCTTTGGCATCTTCGACGGGTTAATTGCACCCATCCCGCGTGAGGCCATCATGTCAGCAAGCCTTGCCGCCGTAAGCCATCTTGACCATCTTGCCTTTGGTTTTGCCTTTAACAGCAACACCATCACGGCTAGGAGCAGCAGTCTTCACAGCGCCCATCTTCGATGCAGCGACACCGCCCTTAGCCATCTTCTTCATGCCAGTCTTGAGTTCGCCAACGATGCGCTTCTTTTCAGCCATCAGGTTGCTCTTGCCTTTAGATGTCTTCGCCTTCTCAGCGTTAACACGGCCCAGTTCTTCCAATTTATTCATACGTGATGTGTTAGCCATACCGCCTCCTGATTTAGTGAACTCACGCCCCACTGATTGAGGCACGCCTACCTTTTTGGCGAACTTAGGATTCTCAGCCACAGCCCGCATGAACTTCTCTTGCTTGTTGCTAACCGCAGGCATCAGACAATCTTCCCGCGAGTCTTACCACGTTGAGCGATACCGTCAGCTCGTGCCGACGCTGAACTAACTTTGCCGCCAGCTTTCATGCCGCTTTCCTTGGATTTTTTTAAACTTTCAAGTGCAGCTTTGCCAGCTGATTCCGCAAAACTCTTTTCTTTTTCTTTTACAGGCGGCTTTGAAGGCGCCATCTTTAAACCAAGCCCAAGTAATGCCTCACGAACGCTTTTGCGCGGAGCTTCATTCTCCTCGCGCTCTTTCTTTAACTGCTTCTCGTACTCCTCGTATTCTTTCTTTACGAGTGCGTCTCTACGAGCGTTTTCAATTTCGTTTTCCATAGGCATTAGCAAATCCTCCCGCGAGTCTTGCCGCG